TACTGGCAAAAATTTACTGAAGCTGGTCAAACAGGTTCTACTGGTGCGACAGGTATTACAGGTGCCTCAGGTGCGACAGGAACTCAAGGGGCTTCTGGAGCTGGAGCTACAGGTATTAGTGGAGCAACAGGATTTACAGGTGCCTCAGGTGCGACAGGTACTCAAGGTGCCTCAGGAGCAGGAGCTACAGGTATTAGTATTACTGGAGCGAGTGGTATTACAGGAGCTTCTGGTGCGACAGGCATTCGAGGAGCATCAGGTTCTACTGGTGTGACTGGTGCTAGCGGTATCCAAGGAGCATCAGGTGCTACAGGTGTTTACGGTGCTACAGGACCTCAAGGTTTACAAGGAAATATTGGTGCTACAGGATATGGAGCAACTGGTGCTCATGGTGCGACTGGTATAGATGGTGCTTCGGGTGCTACTGGTATTAGAGGAGCTTCAGGAGTACAAGGTGCAAGTGGTGCTACAGGAACTCAAGGTGCTAGTGGCAGTACAGGTTTAATTGGAGCTACAGGAATACAAGGATCCTCAGGTGCTACGGGATATACGGGTGCATCAGGTGCTACAGGAACTCAAGGTGCATCTGGAATACAAGGTATCCAAGGTGCTACAGGTAATCAAGGCGCAACAGGTATTCAAGGTCTTCAAGGTGCTAGTGGCAGTACAGGTTTAACTGGTGCATCAGGTGCTACAGGTTTCCAAGGTGCATCAGGTATTCAAGGTCTTCAAGGTGCTAGTGGCAGTACAGGTTTAACTGGTGCTACTGGTATACAAGGTCCGACTGGTGGTGCTTCAGGACCTCAAGGTGCAAGTGGATCTACGGGTCCGTTAGCTATATGGCAAATAAAAACGACAACATATACAGCTGTTGCTAAAGATTATTTAATAGCTAATACTTCATCTGGCCCATGGACATTAACTCTTCCAGCAAGTCCTTCAAGTGGAGATGCTGTATCAGTAGCAGATGGTGCAAATTGGAGTGTAAACAATCTTACAATAGCTAGAAACGGATCTACTATTGAGGGTTTAGCTTCAGATCTAATAGTGGACGTTGGAAATATTACACTTAATTTAATCTATGATGGTACTACATGGCAAGTATTTGCTAATGTCGGATCTCAAGGTGCTAGTGGTATAAATGGAGCCTCAGGTATTCAAGGTGCATCAGGCGCTACAGGTACCAATGGTGCAACAGGTATTCAAGGTGCATCAGGCGCTACAGGTACCAATGGTGCAACAGGTATTCAAGGTGCATCAGGCGCTACAGGTACCAATGGTGCAACAGGTGTAGGAGCTACTGGTATTACAGGAGCTTCAGGTGCTACAGGTACCAATGGTGCAACAGGTATTCAAGGTGCATCAGGTGTTGCTGGTGCTTCAGGAGCTGGAGTTGTTACTAGTAACTGGACGATTACTGAAGATGGTTCAGGCAACTTATTATTTAATTACAGTGGTACTACTAAGGCAAGTTTAAGCAGTACAGGTACAATCTCTGCAATCGTATTTAACTCTGGTTCTACGTCATAATGTCAGCAGCTACTAGATTAGGAGACGTTTGTTCAGGACATGGATGCTTCCCTCCAAGGGTAAATGATGAAGCATCTGACAACGTATTCATCAATGGCATCGGAGCACATAGATTAGGAGATCACTGGGTGACTCACTGCTGTACGATCATCTGTCATGATGGTGTAGCATCAGAAGGATCTTCAACAGTCTTTATTAATGGTAAAGCAGCAGTCAGGATTGGAGATGCGATATCATGTGGGTCCGTATCTGCACAAGGTTCACCTTCAGTATTCTTTGGATAAGCATATAAATAAGCCATGGCGCGCAATACACGGACATTCTCTGACTTAGACCTTAACTTTACAGCTCACCCTGTAACTAAGGACATCGTACGTAAGTATGATGAAGAAGCTATCAAAGCTTCTGTAAAGAACTTAGTATTGACACAGAACTATGAGAGGCCATTCCATTCAGAGATTGGATCTCAAATTAGAGGGTTGTTGTTCGAACCAGCGACTCCAATGTTAAACATAATGCTCAAGAGAGCTATAACTGATACAATCATTAACTTTGAACCAAGAGTTAAGCTTAATGATGTATTAGTAACAGTATCACCTGATAACAATGAAGTGTATGTATCCATCAACTTTACTGTTATAAACACAACTCGACCTATAACAGTCGACTTAATATTAACGAGAACACGATAATGGCAAATAAGAACATAACAACTGCTGAGTTAGATTTTGATGCGATTAAGACTAATATAAAAACATTCTTGCAAAGTCAGGCAGAGTTTGCCGACTATGACTTTGAAGGTGCCGGCCTTTCCGTGCTTTTAGACATACTCGCATACAATACCCATTACAACGCTCTATATACAAACTTAGCTGTCAATGAATCTTTCTTAGATTCTGCCAGCAAACGATCAAGCGTCGTTTCGAGAGCTAAAGAAATTGGGTACGTGCCTCACTCTGCTGCATGTCCTACTGCCACAGTCAACATCGTAGTTTCAAGTACTACATCAACTCCTGCTACTTTGACATTGCCTGCATATAGTTCATTCTCTTCAACTATCGATGGTGTGCAATATGTATTCTATAATACAGAAGGCATATCTACATCATTATCTGGCTCAACTTATACGTTTACTGGAGTAAAGATCAAAGAAGGTACTCCACTGAATTTCAAATATACTGTAGCATCAGGTGTACAATACATAATCCCAAATATGGATGTAGACCTTACAACACTAAGCGTAAGGGTGCAAGATAATGCTACATCATCTGTCTTTAATACATTTGTCAATCAAGAAGAGATCCTAAACCTTGATGGTGCTTCAAAGGTATACTTCCTCAAAGAGATCGAAGGACAACTATATGAGTTACAGTTTGGTAATAATACCATCGGTAAAGGTCTTGATAATGGTAATATAGTTAACATTAGCTACATGGTAACAAATAAAGAGTCTGCAAATGGTGCAAGACTATTTAACTATACAGGATCTACATTATTAGGCGGTACTATCGCAGTGACTACTACTGCACCAGCCCAAGGTGGATCAGACATTGAATCTATCGAGTCTATCAGATACAATGCTCCAAGATCTTATTCTTCTCAAAATCGTGCAGTTACAGTTGAAGACTATAAAGCGCTCATCTTTAGACTATATCCTGATGCTCAGACAGTCAATGCATGGGGAGGAGAATCAAACGTCCCTGCAGTATATGGTAAAGTATTCTTATCAATTAAACCCAAGTCTACGACGTTCTTGACAGCAACTCAAAAGAAACAGATCATCAATGAGATACTAAAACAAAAGAACGTAGTATCTATTACTCCTGAGATCGTTGATCCAGAATACATCAACCTTGAGATAAACACTACTGCATACTATAATCCAAGATTAACACAAAAGACAGAACAAGAGCTAAAGACTCTTGTTGTTGATACTATCAAAGCATATAACACAGAAAACCTAGAGTCATTTACGGGAATCTTTAGACATTCAAACTTATCTGCAAATATAGATGCTACTGAAGCTTCTATCATCAGTAACATCACTACAGTTAAGTTGCACAGAGAAATTGAGGTTCAATACAATACTAACTCCAACTATACGATATACCTTGGAAACCCAATCTATGATTCAGGTGTACCAGAACAATCAGTGACTTCTACAGGTTTCTATATACAAGGCAATGATAATATCATGTACCTCGAAGACCTCCCGACAGACATGACTACTGGCCAATTAAGGATGTATTACTACAACATTGACATCAAGACATATTATAAGACATTTGGTACCATAGACTATGCTACCGGAACTATCACCATGCCTGAACTAGAGATTACTGGTATAGATCAAACTCAAAGTAGTGTCTTTGAATTAATCATCAAGCCACAATCAAACGATGTAGTGTCTATTAGAAACCAATTGGTAACTATCCCAGATAACAATATCAATGTTACGATGGTCCTTGATAAAGTATCTATCGGCGACCCAGCTGGTGGTGCTAACTATCAATTCACATCAAGTCGCAACTAATGACTATCAATTTAAAATCGATAGTATCTAAACAGATCCCAGAGTTTGCTAGGGAAGACTATCCACTATTCGTAGCTTTTGTTGAAGCATACTATGAATACATGGATCAATATGAAAAGAGAGATCTCATAGATGTAAGAGACATCGATAAGACTCTTAGTTCATATCTACAATTCTTTAAGAATGAATTAGACATATTTGGTGATAATTATCAATTCATTGATCAAAGGTTATTCTTAAGAAAAGTTAAACAATTATTTGTAGCAAAAGGTGTAGAGTCATCTTATAAGTTACTATTTAAGTTACTATATAATAAGACTGCTGAAATATCATATCCATGGGACTCAGTACTTAAAGCTTCAGATGGTAAGTGGCAACAAGAGATGTCTATCTTCGTTGACATCACTGCAGGTGTAGCTACTACATTACCTGGAAATAGGATAGACATCCTTGGTCAAAATATAAAGATCAGAGTATATGTAGATCGTGTTAAGTATATAAGAGGTAATATCTATGAGGTCTTTATTGACAAGAACTATTATGG